CGCATCTGCGAGAGATGTGAAGCAACGATCATCGTGTCTGTAGATGAATCGCCTCTCCGGTCTTTCGCAGCTTCAAGGATAGATTTAAAGCCGTCTGCGTAATTCATTAATGTAACCTATTTCCTTTAGTTTACTTGAAATTTGTGAAGTCGTCGATATCATCGAGGTCAACACCTTTAGGTCTTTTTGGAGATTCAGGACTTACAAACTCAGGCAGGTTGGCTGAGAATGCAGGGTTCTTGATATCACCTAAGTAGTTCATCACTTCGTTGTATGACTTAGCACCCATGAACCGTGGGTTCATCTCGGTGTAGTAATTAAGAGCTGCAATGCGATCTTTTGCACCAGTGATTTGACCAGCTGCGGCGGAGGCTTGTGCTGCACGGCCTGTTCCACTCATGCTGGACTGTGAACGCTTCAGTGCATTCTCCATCAGACCCATAGTTGCAGCAGCACTAGCGAAGTTATCGTTCCCACCACCGCCAAGTCCCATAGCTCCCACAGGTTGTCCGCCACCTGACGCACCACCACCCATACTGTTAGCAGCCTGCTGATTCAGGTTTTGACCACCAATGTTGATGCTCATGTCATTGTTTTGATTGACATTGCCGAAGGTTGTCATGTTCCGGTTGTTAAACTTGTTGTCATTCAGCTTGTCACCACTGTTGATGTTTTGTGAAGCATTTTGCTCTTGTGTAGCTGCCAACATTTGTGCAGGTGCTCCAGGCATCTTCGTCGGAGTGGATTCAGAAGGCTGGATCGTTCCGTCTTCGTTGCTTCCTGCCGGGGGAACAGTTGCCTGTTCAGTTACTGCTGTAGAAGATTGAACTTCGTTAATTGGCTTAGTAGGAATAAATGGTTTGCCAGGCTCTTTAGTGACATCAGTTGGCTGATTGTTAGTTGCTCTCTGTAGCCGCTTGTTCAGGAATGATTGAGCACCGCTACGAAGTGCAAGACCTTCTTCCTTCAGATAATCGTTGACTTCTTGGGCAGAGAACTTCCCGCCTTCCATCAAACCTTTGACTTCCAGACGGCTAACGTCAGTTCCAGGGTTAGTGCCACGACGTTGGCCACGGCTTTGAATGCGATCGGGATTGAACTCAGACAGACTCTCCATTTCAGAGCCCTTGTCGTAATCACCTAATGCTTTGTAAGCACTGTTTTGAACATTACCTTTATCACCACCACGCATCATGCTGCGGATCTTGTCATCAGCCATGCCTTGAGCACGCAGCTGTTTTACATCAGCACCTCCGAAGCCACGCTTACCGTAGTCAGCACTGTTGTATGTAGAGCCATCTTCCATCTCATACTTACGAGTGGGCTTAGGGGCACGGTCAGGATTCTTCTTGCCACCGCGACCTTTGTTGTACTTACCCAACTTTGCAGGCTGGTTCGCATCCTTAGGATTTTTAAGCACGCCAGCACCACCTCTCTTGGGTTGCTGACCAAACTTATTTCCACCCCTATTTCTTTTGGCCATATTGATTACAAGTACTGGCTATCGTTATTGTACTCTAATTGTAACGAACCCCTTCTTAATAGACCTCCCATAGTTAATACCATTGAGTCCACAGCGTCATCATGTGATGCATGACCGAAGTTTAGAAGTTCATCTTCCAACACGTCCCACTTGCGCCATTTGTTCCAAATCACTTTGCGGTTTTCATAAAGACCTAGGACACCACGCAGACGGGCAAGCTTGTCACCTTTGAATCCTTTTACAGGACTGATGCTCACGTTATATAGTGCACGGTTCTCAAACATGATTCGTTTGAAGTCACCCTCAAAGGATGACTGATATGCAACTGCTTCAGGCCAGATCGTGCACACCGAGTTTGTGGGGAAATATTGCCCACGTTCGTTCTCTAGCAGAATGTTCCAGTCAGCCAACATCTCACACAACGAGTCCATCTTCTCCATGTTGCCCATGGACTTACAGCGTCGTTGGTCAATCAGATAGATCTTGCCATCCTTGATCCCACCAAGTGTAAACACAGTCCAGTCATTCTTTTCATTTAAACCTGCACTAAGGTCAATACCAACACCCAAGCAATCGTAATCATCAGGAACTTCGCCTTTTGTGATTAGTTCTGGGGACAGTCCCACGTCACTGGACTGAACAGCAGTGTTTAGATACTGATATGCAAATGCGACACGGTCTTCATTCTTACGTTCATTCAAATACTTCATTGACCAGAACTCTGGCCAGTATGAACGTTGTTTACCGTCCTCGTCTGTGATTACCGCTTTCTGGACAACTTGCTTCCAATTATTTTTCGGTACAAACAGCGTGGCGTGTATGTCGTCGAAGTGAAAACGGGTACCGAGGCAGATGGCCCTAGCCCCTTGGAACATCGTAGGTGCAATAACATTTGACCACGTCTGTTCCATCTCACGACGAATGTCCGGGTTGTTAATGGACGCAGCGGATTTAATAGGGTCATCGATAAGGACCAGCTGTGAACGTTTGGACGTAATAGCGCCCTTGAGACCGCCACACGCAATGGTAAACGCCTCTTCACCTGCTGTCTCAATTCCTGCAAAGTCATAATCTATACTCCAGTATTCGTCTGATCTTTTTATCTTCGACAACCTGACCATGGGAAACACTTCCCTGAACTTATTAGATGTCAAGATTCCTTTGATCGTAGCACTCTTTGCACGAGAGATGTCAACCATGTAAGCAATATATAGTATGCGCAACATTTTCTTTGCTGCAGTATGACGTCCGATCATCCAAGCAGCGAACAGGCCCAATACTGTTGATTTGGCAGATCCTCGTGGAGCAAGAATAGATGTGTTGGATCCACCCACTCCAATCAAACATTCGCTATCTACACCAGTGCATAGTTCTGCATGCCACTCCAACATGTGCTTCGCTGGAGGTTTACCCATATATGTACAGAAGTCAACGAAGTCATCACGAGCCCTCAGCACTTCTGGTGACGGAGGTTTAGTTGTTACTTTCTTTGTCGTCATCATCGCACTGCGACGATAAGCCAGCGAAATACTAGGGCTCGACATATATTACTTTGTAGGGTATTTATATCTTAGTAGCCTACCGAACGCATAGCTTCACGCTCTTCTCTACGTGCTTGTGCTCTCATAATTGCATCTTGGATTCTTGACTGCTCGTAAGCAACAGCAACGGCTTGTGCATATCTAGCCGCTTCTACTTGTGCGGGGTTATATCCAAGAATACTTTCAGTGCGCAGAGCAGGCATCCCAGGCAACTGGGGTTTTTGCAGACGTTGAGCTTGTAATGCTTGCAGCTGCAGTTCCGGTAGTTCTGGGATTTCGGGGATCATGAGTTCTGAATCTCGCTATAGATCTTTGCCCACACAGCATTCATGGCGTTGTCCATGGGCTCTGCGAACTGTGGGTCATCTTTGAAGATGGCTGTCATCTCACGCATGACACGATCAGCACCGGCAAGTATGAGACCACGTTTGTCAGTCGAACGATTGAGCCTTTCAGAAGTTTCGATGTGACTTCTAAGCTCCTTTTCCAATGCGCCCAAACGAGCTGCCCCATCATTACTCTTGATTTCACCGGAGGTAATTGCCATTCGCAACTCTTGAATATCGGAGTGCAGAGCAGAGATTTCGCTATTAAGAATGCCACGACGATCAAGCTTCTTATACTTCATTTTGACCCATCGAGCTAGGTCATTGAAAGTGCCTGGATATTGCAGCACTCCTGCATATACCCAAATTTCTATTACTGACGGAGTGATCTCAGCAAATTCTCTAAAGTCTTCTGCATCAGCAGCTGGCAGTGTGTCCAGCCACTCATCGACATAGGTCACATAAACCTTGCCACCGTTTACTTTACTTGCATTCATCAGAACTTACCTGCGAGACCACGTGCATAGGAAGACTGGTTAGCCCGATCCTTAGCAGTCATTCGCTGCTGCTCATTCAGGTTCAGGCGTTCTTCTTTACCAGTCTCTTGTATTTCCGAAATACGATTACGACCACCGGCTTCGAGTTGTTCAAGTGCTTGCTTACCAGACTGTTCACCCAGCTTGAAGCTCACGTCACCGGAAGCACCGATCTGCTTGAGAGCCTGTTCACCGGAAGCACCAATCTGCTCAATGGCTTGCTTTCCTTGCTGCTCACCACGACGGATGTCCTGATCACCTTGAGCGCCAATCTGTCTAACAGCTTCATCACCACCAGCTTTGATCTGCTCTTTAGCTTGCTCACCTTGAAGCGCTTGTAGTCCTTTCTGAATTTGACCACTCTTATCAAGATTCAAACGTTCTTGCTCACCAGTGGTGACCATTCCCATCCTGTTCTCCTCACCCTCAAGGGAGGTCTGATTCTGCTGGATATTGCCAGCGTGTGACATCAGGTATGTTTGACGTGTAGCTTCGTCAGTGGCAAAGCGATTCTGATAGTCAAACTCAGCACCCATCTTCTGCATGCCGTAGTCAAACTCATCTTTCATCACCTGAGCTTGGTTACGCATCTCCAGGTCAGCTGCCTGGTTCATTGCAGAGGATGCAATCTCTTGATTGGCAAATGCCATATCTTTAGCCATTTGCGTATCAAACGCAGACTGCACCATATTGGCTTGGAATGTACGTTTAATTGCACGACCTTCAGCATCCTGTTCTTTTACGTTGAAGCCGTAAAAGTCATCCATCATTCCTTGCAGATTGAATATACCTTTTGATACGCCAGTAGTACTTTCACGCTCTTCAGCCTTCTTGCCAGCCGTTCCCTTCTCTTGTGTGCGAACTCCAGGCACAGTATTAGATTGGCCCTTAATGGTGCCTCCCCTAGCTTGAAAATCATCACCTAACCGTAGTGGTTCAGCCATTACCTATCTGGAGCTACTATTATTTACATTCTACAATAGGGATATATTTGGATCTAGATGATGACGAGATTCGCAGGCCGGGTAAGTGCTGCTAACTATGTGGCTGCAGGTGCTAATGCGGCTACTCAGTCGTCAGACATGGCAGAGATCGCCAGAAGGAATGCGCCTAAATATGAGAAGCTGACCAAGGAAGCAATGGCTCAGGACGCAAAGAACTTTGTTGCCGCTGAAGCTAATAAAAGTAGGCTCGCCCAAAGAGCAACTGTATCTTCAGCAACTGTCCGCAATACAGAGATGGCACTTGAAACTCAAAAGGCTGCTGATTCTGCTAAGAGGTCTGGGCGCAAGGCTGGATTGGTAGCTAAGGCCGCTGCATTGGGTGCTAGTGCTTTGAAGAAGACACCAGAACGCCCGGTACGTACTATCGATACTTCTTTCTACGACAAGCGTATAGCCGAGCTTAGGCAGCAGGGCAGTGATATTCGCTCTGGTTTGGATGACATCACGAACGAAGAGTACGTAGCACCGTCTAGTAAAGATACCCCAAGCTCATCTGGATCCTCAAATGTGTCATCAGAAAATTTGAAGCCAAGTGAGCGTGGTCTTCAACTTATGAATGATTTAGTTGGTGATGGCTATACGCCTGAGCAGGCTGCTGGTATTGCAGGTAACGCTCAGTACGAAAGTGCCAACTTTACTGCATACGAAGAATACTCACCCAATGTTTATGGCACGAAGGGTGCTGGCATGATTCAGTGGACCAACACTCCAGGTGATAATCGTCGTGATCAGTTCGAGAATTGGGCAAAGGGCAAAGGATTAGATCCTTCTTCCTATCAGGCAAGTGCTGGATATCTGCTGCATGAAATCAAAGGTGGATCAGGCAACAAATGGACCGCAGGAAACGACAGCAGCTATAGGCAGATTGGTGATCTTGAAACTGCTGTGACTACATTCCAGAACGACTATCTTCGCCCTAACCCAGACGTCGCCAACACTAGCCAGCGACTGTCGAATGCTAGAAACTTACTTGGCTTATATAACAGTCAGTCTAAATAACAAAGGCTGTAGCCAAAGAAGCCAGAGCTGTTACTAAGTCTTGCGACCGTTTATCTCGAGCCAACTCACGACGATATTGACGCTCGTCAAGTCGATCAGCATTTTGCATTTCAATCTGCATACGTGCAAGCTCAAGCTGAGACGCAGCGTTTTCTTTAGAGTCAGCTCGTGCTTCTTGAGCATCGAGACGCTTCATCTTGCTCTCGTGGAAGTAACGCTCATCATTAGACTTAGCTTGATCGATCTGAAGTTGCAGCTGCTGTCTAGCAATCTCGTTTGCGCTTTTCTGCTGTGAAGCAAGGTTGCCTGTAGTGACATTGAACTGACGTTGCTCCTCTTGCAGAGCATCACGCCCAGGCTGAAGTGCACGTTCTTCTGCTTTTGTTTGTTCTCGATCTGTAACTTTTTTCAGTGCGCCACGTAATCCGCCTGCGGTTGTAATACCTGCCAGATCATCATCAGTACCGCCAGCAGCACGAACTTGCTGGGTTAAATTACCGAGTACTTCTGATTCGCCCAGAGCAGCTGAATACTCAGACTCAGTCATGTTGCCTAGTTTGGGCGCTGCAATCTGAGTACCGTCTGTAGCAAGTTTTGTTCTAGTAGCATCAGGACGATATTTATCTTCGATAGCCTGCGCTTGTCTTTTAGCAACTTCCTCACGAACTTGTTCCATGGTGTAGCCACCTAGGCCAGCACCAATGTATTTGTCAGTGAAACTTTGAGTATCAGGCTTGAATTTTGTACGGTCACCACTGAGGCTGCCCTCAGCCATTTCACGTTTTACAGCCTCTTCAAAACTATCAATGCCAGGAATAAAACTCAACATCAGACCATACCTCCAGATCTCAACATTGCTAATGCTTCTTCCATTTTACGTTCCTCAGCAGACTTACCACCGCCAGCAATATATTGAACAGCGTCACTTCCCATTTTGCCAAGCCCTGCACCAGTAAGGCCACCAAGGATTGCACCTACAGCTCCGCCAGCTGCTGTTCCAACTACAGGGACTACAGAGCCAATGGCTGCACCAGCTCCAGCTCCTTTAAGAGCAGCCATTGCACCGCCGCCCATAGCTGCAATATCCATCGCCTTATTGGCAGCACTTTCCTCACCTGTAATGACGTCAGCAATGCCTGCGACGCCCCCAACTGCGCCGAGAGCAGGGGCAAGCTTAAGTGCAGTTAACACAGGGGCAGAGCCTGCAAACCTGATCGCACCACGAGCACCCATCCCACCGCCTTTCGCCAGAATTCCTTGAATGCCCCGCTGAGCATTTTGTGCCATTGGGGTTACGGCTTGGTTATAGCGATCAACCAGAATACGTCCACCATCAACAATGCTTGTTCCTACATCTGAGGCAGTACCAAGTGCCTGACGTCGCATGTCGCCCATTTTTAAATTCGTCAAGTATTCTTGAAGTTGAGCTGGGCTCAGCGAATTCAGGTCGGCGGTATGAAAACTCATGACGTTACCAGTGCGTTTTGTGCTTCTAATCGTGTAACTTTTGTGCTTAACTCCTGCACTGCACGCACCAGAACTGCAATCAGCTCGTTGGTGTCAATGCACATACGATCAATCGTTGGATCAAAGTATGTTTGATCAGGCATGACTTTGCCATAGTCCTGAGCAATGAAGCCATAGTGCATCCTTTCGGGGGATGAACTATATTCCTCATTGTAATAGAAGGTTACTGGCTTCAGTTCACGCAGCACAGATAGTGCATCATCGAGTTCTTTAATATCGTGCTTGCAACGCTCATCACTCAGCAGACTTAAACCTGCACCAGCAATGCTTGCAAACATCCCCATTGTTGCTCCTTGCTTTTGTTTGTCATATCGATCTTGTGCTGCATCATGTTGAAGCTTTGTCACATGAACATCTGTCTTTGCTTTGATTGCTGTATCCATGAAATCAGCTTTGGCTTGTTCAGCTCCACGCCACTTCGCCTCTTCTGCTGCGATACCCATCGTTCCGATGTCTCCGTACTGCGGAGCGTTTGCCCGCATTGTTTGGAAAGTTTTATTCAGCGTGGACATACCACCAGCTTGTCCGATGCCCTGACCGCCTGCTCCTGAGAAACCGAAGTCACTCAGCTGCAGTTTCATTCTGTCGCCACCTGCCATACGCATCAGCCCACTCCTCCACTAAAACCACCGAAACTATGAGGCATTGAGCCAAAAGGCTTAACCGCAGGAATACCGCTATTGAGCTTGGACAGTGCAGAGCCCATTCCAGATGCTGCAGGACCACCACCTATTATTCCTCCGATTGCACCAACAGCATCTCCAGCGAAACGACCAATAGAACCCATAGTTGCTGAATGCTGTTCAGCATCTCCAGCAGCTCTCATCTGTTCAGCTTGTAGCTCACCAATTGCTGCTCCAGCTGCAGCACGCACTCCAGCACCTTTGATTTGACTTGTCAGTCCAAAATCCAGAATTTCGTTCTTGGCTTCTTCAGCCATTCCCGCTTGACCCATCTGGCCATAATCAGGACGATTTGGACTAATAAACCCGGAGATATCAGGTAAAGCCATAGCACTATTACTCTATGTATCTAGTATATCTGCTGTTGGTTTTCTATCTCATTACGACGGCGTCGTTCGGCTTCAAGTAATCCTCCAGCCATATTGCCTGCAGTCAATCCAGTCAATCCTCCAAGTGTAGATTTAGCCAACGTGCTTAATCTACTGCCTCCAGGTTGAATACCTCCGAGTGCTGCACCTGCAATAGAACTAGCAATAGGAATGACACCTGTATTTACAGGAATACTTCTACCGAGGAAGTCAAGCTCTGCGCCGTGGATGCCGTCATCAGTTCCTTTTATTACGTAAGGAATAGCAAAGTCACCATCGAAGGGATTGATATCACCTTGCCTAGATCCTTTGTATGCCTTGTAGCGCTTGTACTCTTCAGGGGAAACGTCAGGGCGAACTTTACTGAACTCGTCATACGGAAGTAATCCACCAGTACGACCAAGGATGTATTTGTTAGCCACTTCAAACAAAACATTGTCTGTTTGGGAAGGATCCTCTTCGCTAGGGCTAATAGCTTTGTACCCCTCAGCTCCACCAAAGGGATTCATCAGACCTACAGCTGTGTTGACACCAATGCCTGCGCCAAGCAACGGAAGCTTCTGCGCCACAGCTGAGTTGTTACTCACAGCCACAGTCTTCTTACCTGGACGCTCGGGATCATTTACATAAGTAGCTCCACCCCGAAGTTGAAGTTTCATCTCACCTTTGCGAGCTTTATCAGTGTCAGGAACAAGACGTCCTAAGCCAGCTTCAATGATCTTGTTAGTTTCACCGGAATCAAGTGTTCTTCCATCCTTGTCTCTGTAGATGTGTTTACCTTGCAGCAAGTTAGGGTTGTAAGGATTGTTCGGGTCATAGAACTTCTTCATGTTGGCACCTTGGATTCCAAGGTCGCCTAACACTTGTACCGCAGCCTGAGGTGCATTCAAGAGCCACCACAGTGCACGGCTGCCATCCTCAACAACGTCACGAGCAATGGTTCCAGCTAGTTGGCCGTATTTAGTGACAGTATCGTTTGAAAGACCTAGTCCACGTTCTTCACGCACAGCTGCATAGTCTTTATCAACAGGAAGACCTATTGCTTCTCTAGCTCTATACAACGTAGGGTGATTTGCACCATACGACTGGATCTGAGGCATCTCTTTAGGGAGACCCTTCCGCTTTCTCGCTTCATTAGATATTTCCTGTGTATCTTCACGACCGACGTTGAAGTCAGTCTTGAATCCTTCTATAAACTTGGCCCTGTTATCAGGACTAGCAATGCTCATTAACTTACCTGCAAATGCCATTAGCCAAGACCGTTTTGGGCCAGGAAGTTATCTTGATATGTTCCAGGTAGTCCGCCATACATTGCCATCAGACGATCAGCAATCTGTTGCTCCATCATCTGGTGCTGTTGTGCACTCATGCGTTCGTATGGATCAAGGGCTGGTCCACCCTGAACTTGATTAGCAACACGTGTAGCGGCCAGGCCAACAGGCATTGCAGCCATGTCGCCAATAATGGATCCACCCATATCAGCTAAGCCTTGAATAGTATTTCCGGCACGTAACTTTTTAGCAGCGTTACCAGCAATAATTCCTCCACCAAAGCCACCACCAAATGATGCACCGGCCAGTAATGCTCGATCTGCCAATGTTGCTTCAGGCCCGGCACCAGCTGCAGCCATACCAGCAAAAAGGGCATCAGGCGCTGCACGACCAGCAAGTTGGGCTAGGGACATCCCTTTGGGGATGAGAAGATCTTTTCCAAGATTAAAAGCTTGACCAGTTAGTCTTCCAATCATGCTCTTTGTGCCTCCTCGTCCATTTGTTTCTCAGCAGGCTGCGCTGGAGCAGCTTGTATCATTTTAGCTTGATTGAATTGCATACCTTCATTGCTCTGACCGAAGAGAGACATGAAGTTCTCAGTACGTTTCTTCTCTTCAGGATTAGTCATCAGCTCCAGTGCACGGGCTCCGACCTCGCCAGCCATACGAGTTTTAGTTTTAGGTTTTTCTAGTTGGTTGGCAGCATGGAAAGTAGAGGGTGTCTCTTGACGACCCTTCACCATTTGATTGCCTTGCAGGATTGTCTCTCTGTCGTATCTCATCAGAGGCCCCTCCGACGACGGATCATGTCACTTAATGCCATGTCCGCAGACTGCTGTTGTGCATCAGCTTTCACACGACGGAGGTCATCGCCGTATCCAGCACCACCCATTGTCCGAGGTTCTGCCGGAGGTGCACCCACGCCTTGGTTGATGCCCATGCGGATAGCTTGTTGCTTCTGGTTACGAGCCTTGTTATCTCTAACAGCACGCTCTTTGGTGAGCTGAGCTTTGGTGATATTTGAAGCGAGGCGTCCTTCATCAACCATGCCTTCAGCAGCACGTTCAATACGTGCGGGGGAGACAGGCTTACCAGACTTGCGCAGTGCACGCTCGGCTTTCACTTTCTCGTTGCCAACAGCTTGTTCTCTGAGTGCACCAGGGATTTCTTCGGTAGGAAGATTGCCAATGCCAGGTCCGACGAAGCGGTTGACCCGTGGTTCTTGTCCTTCGACCTGACCAATGAATGGTTGACGTGCACCAGGGTCAGACAGTTGACGGAACTGCGAAGCAATGTCCCTACCACCTGCAGTTTGACCAGGCTTCACACGAGCGACTTGCGCTTCACCTTCACGGGGGTTGATTGCTTCTGCGGCACTGAAAATGATCCCATCCTTGGGTCCAGGTGCTACAGCGTTACGACCGAAGTAACTAGCAGCACGGTTAGCGTTGATTCCACTGTTTTTGGAAACTTCCGCCTGATACAGGGCTTGTGCGAAGGCTTGCTGCTCAGCAGGGGTGTAGCGGAGCTTGTTCATCACTTCTTCAGGTCCAACTTGCTCTGCAGGGACTTGAATGTTCTTTGTGGTCATCCGTTTGGTGACAGGATCTCCCACTTCTGCACGACGATACATTCTGGAGCCTTTTTCTGCTGTAATTGCAGAGAGTGCGTCAACTGCGGTCTGAAATTCACTAACCGAACGGATATCTTTGGGAATTGATGAAGGATCAACAAGTCCAGAACCACGGACCCGCTCAGCAAAGAGAGTTGATTGCCCAGTGATGTCAACTTGAGGATAATCTCCAAATACACGCCCACCATCTTTAAAATCAGGTTGCTGACGTGCCACATAGTCGATCGCAGACTCTCGGGAAGGCGCATTGAGTTGATTATTAGTGTCAGGAGTGTTTGAACCGGCAAAAACGTTGCTTGCGGGCTGGTCCATTGCAATTGGAGCGCCAGTACGGGGATCAACGTAGGTTTGACCGTTGAAATCGGCTGTTCCTACTGTTCCTGCACGTCCGGCACCAATACGAGACAACATTTCGTCGGCGATAGCTCCGCCACCGCCAGTTACAAAACGATCACGTGCGATTGCCTCTGCTTCAGCTTGTGCACGACGTGTGTTGTACTCAGCGGTCTCATTTCTGCCGAATCCACTGGCTGCTTGATCGGCTCTAGCCAGTTCAGCAGCTAATGAGGCTTCTGCACCACGTTGATCACGTCCGTAGTACAAACTATCTTCCAAACTACCTTCGATTGCTGCTGCGCCAGGGATTTCTTGGCTGCGACGAGCATCACGCAACTGACGAAGGGCATCACGTACACCAGCTTCACCAGTTTGAGGTCTTTCGACTGCGGAGGCACGTTCTGCACGCTCCATTTCATTTAATTTCTCTTCAGGAATGACATCCATCCGAACTGCCTCTTCACGAGAGTAGTTCTGACTGTCATCTTGCATTTGACCAAAGGGATTAACCTGCGGTGTGTCCATCAGAGCAACTCCACGAAGCTCAGCGGACTCAGAAACGTCAGATAAAGACTTGGCAGCCTGTTGCATCTGCCTCATCACGTCTAATTCAGTGATGCTGTTATCTTGACGACGTTGAATACGAGTTTGACGGGAAATATCGGCAATAACTTCTTCTTGTGTCTTACCAAACGACTGTGCCAGGCCACCAATCATAGATGGCTCGGATGATGCAAGCAATTCAGCACCTTGTTGCAGCTGTTGAAGCTCTTGTTGGGCTCTTATGCCACGAGTTGCCTTGCGAGCGTTGTCCCTTTGTATTTCACGAGGGTTAAGTGAAGGCGAAACATTTGCATTAGCGGTAAATGCCACATTATGCATTTGTTGTGCGCCTTCTAGTCGATTGTTAAGCACAACTTCTCTCTGTAAACCTATCAATATTGTAGAAGGTTTACTATTTACTATCTGGTAGGTCCTTTACGGATTTTGTCAGCAAGTTTGCCGAAGAATCCATCAGATTTAGGCTCATCTGCGGATGATCCAGCTTGTTCAGAGAGCCTCTCCATTGATTCGGTGATCTCATTGCCTTTCTGGCTAAAGAATCCCGGTTCAACAGCTTCAGTATCACCTTCAGCCACAACCTTCTCCACTGCTTTCTCAGGAACAGCAGCTAAGTAGTCAGATAACAAGGATTGAGCACCGATCTCACCACTCTTGCGCTTCTCATAGCCTTCATCAGTGATCTTCTGGTAGTTACCTTCGGCATCCACTGCAAATGCTTGACCACCTTGCTTAGCAATACCTTGAGATGCGTTGGCAGCACGTAATGCCATCAATGATCCGCCAGGACCGTCGTAATCGAGGAAGGCACGACTGCGATCTGACATACCACCGCCGTAATATCCGTCTTGACCAATCTCAAGTTCCTCAGATCCGGTAGTTGTGTCGCTCGGATCCAGTGTTCTGCCCGTTTCAGCCTTAACAGCTGCAGTATTTTCTGCACTTGGGTCGGTATCGATGGGCAGTGCCTGCTCACCAGTCTGGGATGAGTGGCCCATATCCGCAGATAACGGCTTTTCAGTCAGTTTTATGGCTCCACCCGCCAGTCTTTGCTGGTTATTTCCACTAGGAGTGGCCGGAAGTGGCGTATTTGCGAAAGGATTCGTCATTTGAATCCCATATCTGCCCAGCATTGCCTCGAATGCAGCGCCATCAAACTCTTGACTGATGGATCCACCGCTCAATCCCATGGTTGTTCCCTTGGCACCCGTGTTATTCGGGTCAGAAGGGGCAGCTGTGTCCCGACCATTTTCGGAAACAGGCACAGGTGAGGTAGGTGCAAACGCAGGTTCCCGCATATCCACCTTTGTGTTTACATTGTGCTGGCGGATTTCACGATTTTGTTTTTCACGCAGGACTTCAATCGGGGTTTCTCTAGGCAATGTCGAGGGTGTAGGCGCAGGTGAGGGAGCAGGTCGGAGGCTACGAACACTGCGTCCATCAGTTCCGCCTTGTCCACGCCTAGTATTACCAGTTGAGTTCTTTGATGATTCAACAATAGCTTTAGCAGCTGGGTCAACTAGCACATTATTTATCAACGTTCCAACTGGATTTAGCAGAGCGCCAACAGCAGTTCCTGCAAGCTGTAAGCCAGCACGCTGTTTTGCAGCAGCTTCAGGATTATTTCTAGCACCAGATCCTCTCTGCCTACGCTGCGTTTCGTTCATGACTAACTAATACTTTTCTCTCTATTCTATACTTTTGTTCCCTCTCCATTCATTCCTGACGCTTGTGCCATCTTTTGTGCTTTAGCACCCATACGTTTATTTTTCTCGGCACGGATTGCGTCATCCATAGGAGTGGTGGAAGTTGGGGTACTCATGTCATTACTAGGACCATCTATAGATGGTGCCGGACCTGCCGCTTGCAACCCTTTATCTCTGATAACAGCTGAGTACGGAGGCACGCACTTGCCAAGAAGCTCGTTGTACTGATAGCCAGGCTTACAGTTGCGCCTATCCAGTTCTTTCTGTCGCTCCCGATCCATTTGACCTTGCATCATGATGTCGGATGCGTATCTATTAATCATTTCTAAATCAGCAACGCTTTCTATATTTTACGAGCCACAAAACCACGCTAGCCACACTAATACCCTAACCCTTCAAAATGAATATTCATATAGAGAGGGGGAGAGGAATAAAAAATAGGGTTTATAGGAAACCACGGCGGTTATGTGCGGTTCTGTGGTTTGACTCTAGATATTGAGCAGAGATGGGCAGAATCCGTGCTCGTCAATCTTGCGCAACACAGCCTTTTTATGTATGCGTATTTAATTACTACGCTGGTGGTACTTGGGGTACCTATAAAAACCCCTATAGGGGGTCAAAAGTGTTATAAAATTTTTGAGGTGTCTAATACCCTCTATTCCCCGACTGTCGGTGGAACAAAAAAAATAAACTAGCTCTAGGTTTACTACTGATACACTTAAGGTTTACTAATGTTAACTCAAGGATACTTCCTTCGTTTAACTGATGCTTAACCTAAGTGTTACTCGTGTGAACCTGAGCGTTCAGCGGAACTACACAAGTTACTTATCTAACGAGTACTAAAGCTATCACCTTCGTTGATAAGCTTTCGTAATGTTACTTGTGTTCGTGTTCCGCCTCACTACTGTCATCACGTAAGTCTCTCTACTCAAGAGAACCGTTAGGTTACTCCCGTACTTACATATGACTGTCTCTTGTTTATATCTGTTACCCCTACTTCTGTAGGTCTCTCCACCTCTACCTTCAGCTCTCCGCTGCCCTCCGTGGCACTGCGCTTTAGCTTCAGGTGACAGTCTCTATGGCTCATATCCTCCCCTAATTCTGTCCTCTGTCTGTCAATCTGTTGGCGTTCTTCGTCAGTCTATCCACTGTTGGTGAACTGTGGCAAGACTTGGCAAAGTGTTGGCAAGATTGGCAAGAGTTCGGCGAGAATAAAGGGGGTGGGGGTATATAAAAAAGCAGGTCTGCTGATAGCACGGCTACGCCGTGTGGCGGACGCTTTTTACTACTAACAGCCTTGCCCCGGCTAACGCCGGGTCTGTGATCAGTGTTCTTTTAACACAACACAGTGTTAGTTACCTACCACGTCTTCCATGAAGACAACACACATAACACTGAGACCTTCTTCTCTGAAGAGCTAGCTCAGTGCTACATCGAAGCTCAACCTAACAAGGATGAGTTCGACTTCTACGAACTTGAGGAGGACATACTCCTCTGATGTTCGCTTCAATAGTTACAAGAGACTGCTGTCAGCTCTTTTGTGTAGACCGCACAAACCTAATCACTTGGGATCGTAAACGTATGGAGTGTGCACCAGGCGACTGGGACACAATCTCCGCACGTGCTCGTGAGTATCAACGCACTGTTGATCCACAACGTGAGCGTTACGATTACCGTATAGGTATGTGCAGTTAACAGCCTTATGCCTGCTAACGCAGGCTTTTTCTTTAGTACTAAATTGTACTAAACAATGTTCAAACCTTTTCTCGCTGCTGCATGCGTCATCGCAGGTTGCTGGAACCCAGCACACGCTGGATGTTATCCATCGCTTGCTTCTAGCATGGCAGAGAACATGGCTCAGGGTGGTGCCACCCGTGAGCAGATTATTAACGCATTAGTTGACGAAGGCCTTGCTGAGAACAGCACCAAGTGTGCTTATCAGCTCAAAGGCTACGCTCGTCAAATGCGTGACCTTAAGCCAGCCAACTACTGGCTTTGGTTTGGTAACTGAACATCCTTATCCCCGGCTAACGCCGGGGCTTTCGTTAGTACTATGTATAACTCAAATTCTATGATTGATAACAATCCCTACGTGGTCACTTGCTGTGACATGGAAGGTTGCACTACAACCGACGTGCGTCGTGAGATGCGCAACTCCATACCCAAGAAACGTAAGTTCCCTCTTACGATTCATGGTGTCACGTTCAAGACTAAGCGTGAGTATGAAGATGCTCTCCATGAGTTCCTCAATGGTAATTGAGATGCTCGGAGTAATCATCTTCTCAGCAGTGTTCACTGCTTTCTTATCCTACGATTTGTCTATCTCATGATTATTCTGGGAATAATCCTCCCGGTTGTGCTCACCGTAGCGGTGATAGAACTCTTCTAAACAACCAACATCCACCCGGCTAACGCCGGGTTTTTTGCTTTGTGACTTTATTAATTCACATGCAAACTTTGACTTTCATTCCTGACCACATCCACGATGACATCGAGATGTTGTCTTGGCTTGAAGAGCAGATGGCCACTGTGACCTTCGAGGCACAGCTCGCTTACAGCGACATCTGTCACGACGAAGAGGATCTCGAATGGGCATCCCTGTGAGAGAACTCAAGCTCGTTATCCAGCAGCACCGTGCGCCTCGCACACGATTCGTCGTCAAGTACGAGAATCTCTGGTCTGCTTTCAACACGTTCGCTGAAGTTCGTGAGTTCCTTCACGACTGCGAACTAGACAACCTGCCCGAGTACGTGGATCTAACTCAAGACGAACTGTCTTACGAGATAGATGCTGAGTACATCAGGTTGACTGAACAACTAAGAGCCAGCTAACGCTTGGCTCTTTTTTCTAATGTAATTAGAATCAAATCAATGAACGAATTCGTTCTCTGGGCTAGGCGAGCCACCGAACCTCAAGGTGAGTGGTTCTGCATGACCTACAGCAAGCGCTGCTACAGCGATTGCGTACATCTCAAGTACCACTACGAAGGTGAGTGGGGCAACCTCTACGAATATTGCATTCGTCAAGTAGGTGCTCCCTCTCCCGATGTGACACTTGTGTGAACAAACAGGAGCTGACTAACGTCAGTTCCTTTTGTGATTTCAAACTATATTCGTTATCAATCATGTTTAAACCTTTACTCGCCACAGCATGTGTGCTCGTTGGTTCCTGGAACCCAGCTCACTCTGTGGAATCACTTCGTGCTTCAGAGTTCACTCTGATCTGCAATGACAATCCAGCTTCACTGGTGTTTGCAGTGCTTGAGAGTAAGTCAGGCTCATTCATGGGCTTCGACAAGAATGGCCGTGTCTCGTACGCTGCTTCAATGACTGATACTCCACGTATCGTGGGTACCTGGGAGAGCATCATAGATACTCCCCATGTTTCAATCATTAGTAAGCAAGGCGTACGTACCAACATACTTAATCTCTACACACAGAAGTGTGACGAGAAGTATTCTTTCTAACAGCCAATGACCGGCTAACGCCGGTCGTTTTCTTTGTGTCTATACACAAACTCTATGAAACTCTTCGGTCTCAAAAGTACCTCAGTCCACGTCCGCAAAGCTCCCGAAGCCGAAGCTGGCAAGTACAACATCTATGAGGTTGCACTCATTGATGATGATACAAATGCCGTCGGCTCTATCGGTTTTGCCATTCGTTCTGACGAAATGTCTACAACCGAGAAGGAAGCTGAAGCTCCTAACAACTGAATACCACGGGTCACCTAACGGTGACCCTTATCTTATTACTATCTGGCCACGCTCTGCCTCATTATCACTCACAAGTGATGCAAGGCCAGCGCCTGCCCCTGTGATTGCACCTGCTTGCAATCCACGGGTGCCTGCTAGATATAACGCACGCTCTAATGGATCCTCAGCCAATTGTTTGCCTGATCCATGCAGTATGTGTGCGATCAATGCTTTAGCACCAGCTACGTTCCCTTCTCCGTAGGAACCGTCTGGTCGCTCGCCGTATA